CGGCGGCTTCCTCAAAAAATCGTGCGCGGTAGTTTTTGGGGTCGATTTGGGGTCAAACTGAGGCGGGATTGTGGCGCGAGTTGAGAATTCCTAAACATTGAATGATTTCGAAATTATTCAATCGTCACGCAACCCAAGGTTAACGACTTGTGATAATGTTACAACACGACGCCCGGCGATGGTCTTGACCGACCGCGCCGGGCGCTTGTGCGTCGGGTTGTCGCACCCGCCCGACGTTAACGACTTGGCAACGTATCGGGTGTATCACTGACTGATCAACAGGGAGACAAGACAATGTCGCAATGGTCCGAAATTCTGAACGCCGCGCAACTCAAAGCGTACCACGCTCGCACCGCGCAACTCGACCCGGCTTTTGCCGCGAAGCAAGCCGCGTTCTATGAAAGCCGGTCGGCGGATCAACTCGACGTCTTGACTTCGCAAGCGTGGGAATCGAACACCCCGGACACGTATCAACTGGCGCGTTCGTACCGCGCCCTTATCGGCTAACAGAGAGAGACACCAAATGAAATCCGCAATCACCAACGCCGCCCTTGTCGTCATTGCCGCCGCCGTAACGGCAGTCGCCACGCTCGCGGTTCTCGACTACACCGACCGGCAAGCCGCGCGCGCCGCGCTTGAAGACGCGCAACAGCGTCTCGTCTATGAAGCCGTGGCGGCGTCGCTCTAATGCGCTTCACAATCACCCTTCCGAAAACGACCCGCGAGCAAGTCGTATACGAACTCATGTTGCACGAATACGGCGGGCGCGGTCTTGAGATTATTTCATGTGCGATCGAAGCGCGCGCGTCCAACCGGCACAAATGGCGGCGCACCGGGTTTTGGTCTTCACATGCGAACCGCCATTCGCTGCGGTCAATCCCGTTCGATCAAAGGTTGCCGCGTCCCGATTTGTGCGCGTCGCAACTTGAGTTGATCCGCGCCGAACTGATCAAACAACTTCCGCAAATATCTGTCGCGGCTGACCCGTCGGTAACAGACTTTTAACCCGCCCGGTGTACCGTCACTAGATCAACAGGGAGACAACGCAATGCCGCTCACATGGTCCGACGCCTTCGAACAAATCGCCGCGCAACCCGCGCCGCTCACGCCCGCCGAAGTGTGCGCCGCGCACTTTGCGGTGTTGCGTGAAGTGCTGACCGAACGCCTTCCCCCGATCAACGAAGAGGAACTTTTCTAATGTCCGCGAACTCTGTTACGGTCGCGCGTGAAATGATCAACGCGCTTTACATGACGTCCGATATGCACTCGGTTATTCGCGGGCTCGCCCGTCAATGCGAAGTGCAATCCGCCGCCGCGAAGTGTCAAGACGACGGCACGGCGGAGAAGTGGGACGCGCTCGCGGTTGCCGCGCGCAAGTTGCTCCCGCTCGCAAACAAGGTCGACAACGCATGACCGCGAGCAAAACATACCGCGTCGGATACGCCGCAGTCGTCGGCGGTTGGCGCGTCACGTGGCGGCTTGTGTCCGCGCGTTCAATGCTGAATTTCGTTGACGGTCCGATCATACCGAACGGCGAAGCCGCCGAACTCGCGGCGGGCTATTTCAAAACCGGACTTGAGTTTGCCGGATACAAAACAACGCCGGGTCTGGAAGTTTACCCCACTTGATCTAAGCGCGTCCGTTAGTCTCCCGACGCGAGCGCGCCAACCTACCCGCTGCGGCTTCGGCTTGCGGCGGGTTTTTTTTTGTGTCACGCCTTACGCATGGGCGAACGCGGACCACAACCGAAACGGACGGCGGAGCAAAACGCATTGCTCGGCAACCCTAACCGCGAGCGTATCGACGCGCCGCCGTCCGCGCCTATCGCACCGGAAGACGCCGCCGAATACGTCGACGTGTTGACCGACGTTCCCGACGCGCCCGATTGGCTTGCCGGGAAAAAAGGAACGGTCGGCGTGCTGGCGCTACAGGCTTGGGCGTCGCTCGCGCCGTTGCTTGTCCAAGCGCGCCAGCTTCGGCAAGGCGACGAAATATCACTTGCGCGATACTGTCGCTACGTGTCGGAATGGGTTGTCATGACCGACGATATTGACGATATGGGAATGATCCTTATCGACACCGGACCGAAGGGCGGCGAAACAACCAAGGCAAACCCGTTGCTTCGCGCGCGCGCTTCGCTTGAAACGGCGATATCGGGACTTGAGAAAGAACTAGGCTTGAACCCGAAAGCACGGATCGAAGTGCAAAAGCGGATCATGCAATACGTGAAAGACCTTCCGCAATTGGGCGGACGTGAACGCGCCAAACCGAACGGCGCGGTTGGCTTCCTGAACCGTGATGACGATGACGAATAAGCGCCGCCTGCACCCCGCCGACCCGGACCGCGCCCGCGCACAAGCGGAAACGAATTATATTATGTACGTGTTCGGCAAGACCAAGCCGAAGAATCCTCGCATCGCCGCCGCGCGTACGAAGGAACTTGCCCGCGTGTTGAAGGTGCTGGAAGAGTTGCGCGACCTTGACGACATGCGCGATATCGAGTTGCCGCCTATGCCCGCGTACCCCGTCGTGATGCGGAAGACGATATACACCGACAACGTACGCCCCGCACCGCTCCCGACGCGCGCCGAAATCGAAGCGCATCGCCGCCGGTTGCTTGGTCCGAAAAAGCCGTAACGCATGGGTATTCGGAAAACCATACCGTCCGATATGGACGGGAAGTATTATTACGACGCGAAGGCGGCGCGGCGCGCGGTCAAGTTCTTTCCGAAACACCTTCGTTTGTTTGAAGGCGAATGGGCGGGGCAACCGTTCGAACTCATGCCGTGGTGCGCGGAGATTATCAGCGACATATTCGGATGGAAGCGACAAGACGGCACGCGACGTTTCCGCGTCGTCTATATCTGGATACCGCGTAAGAATTCCAAGTCGACGCTTGCGGCGGGCGTCGCGCTGTTGCTGTTGTTCGGCGACGGCGAACCCGGCGGGCAAGTCTACTGTATCGCGTCGACTGAGGAACAAGCGGAAATCGTTTTCAACTTCGCGTCGCGTATGGTCGATATGTCGCCGACCATGTCGCGCGAAGCGTTGCCGCTCAAGACCGGAATATGGGTCGAGTCATTGGGCGCGGTGCGCCGCGCGTTGACCGGCAAGGCGCAAGGCAAGCACGGCTTGAACGCGTCGGGCGTCGTCGGTGACGAGTTACACGAATGGCCTAGCGACGATCTATACACGTTCGTCAAGCAATCGCAGGGTACGCGCCGTCAACCTATGGACTTCCTGATCAGCACGGCGGGCAAGCGCGACGGCGTCGGTTGGGAACACTATCAACTTTGCGAAGCGATCTTGAACGGCGAAATTCACGCGGAGGATACGTACGTATTTATCGCGAGCGCGGACCCGAAGCGTGATCAGGAAGAGGCGAACTATTGGACGACTGACGAGGCGATCAAGGAATCAAACCCGGCGCTAGGTCATACGGTCAAGCTGGATTTCATACGGTCCGAAATCGAGAAGGCGAAACAAAACCCGCGCAAGCAAAACGACGTCAAGCGTTACCTCTTGAACCTTTGGGTTGATCAGGCGACCGTTTGGCTTGACATGGCGAAGTACGATCGTTGCGGGTTGGACCTATTCGGCGGGCAAGGCGTTGGCGAGTTCGCGAAGATCGCGGGCGACGTCGACCCGTTGCCGGTCATATACAAGTCGGTGACGTCGTCGTATAACAATCGGTGGTCGCACTTCCGGTATCTGTTGCAGGGTCGCGCCTGCACCGTCGGTATCGACTTGGCGTCAACTACCGACCTTGCGTCCGTCGTGTATGTCTTCCCGCTGGATGAACCGGGCGGCGTGTGGTACGCGTTGCCGCGCTTCTTCCTTCCGCGTGGTGAGAACGAAGAAGACATGAAAGCGCGGATAAAGCGCGATAAGTTCGATTACCAAGCCGCCGCCGACGTCGGCGCGCTATGCTTGACCGACGGCGACGTAACGGACTATGCCGCGATATTCCGCGATATCGAGGAACACGCCGAATGGTTCGATATTCGCAAGATCGGAATCGACCGCTGGAACGCGACCCAAATTGCGACACAGTTGACGAACGCGGGGCACGAAGTCGAAATGTTCGGGCAAGGATACGCGAGCATGACGGGACCGACAAAGTTCCTTGAACGTATCATACTGCAAAAACGATTTGACCACGGCGCGCACCCGGTGCTTAGGTGGAACGCACGAAACGTCGCCGTTCAGAAAGACGCCGCCGAAAACATGAAACCGGTTAAAGGCGAGGCGTCGAAGCGAATTGACGGTATCGTCGCGACCATTATTGCAATCGGTATCGGCGATGACTTCACGGAAGACGGACCGTCGGTTTATGAATCAAGGGGCGTAATCAGTGTTTAAGAAACTTCGCGCGTCCGCCGCCCGCATTATCGCGGGCGATAGCTGGAACACTGTTGAGAACAACGCCGTTTTCAATATCATTGGGACCGGGCGCAAAACAAACGCGGGGCTTCGCGTTTCGGAATTTGCCGCGATCACAATCCCCGCCGTTTGGGCGGCAAACTCGTTGGTCACTGAACAGATTGCACAATGCCCCGTGGCGCTTTACAAGCGCGAAGGCGAAGCGCGCCGGAAGGTGACTGATCACCCAATTGCCTTGATGCTCATGGAACCGAACACGCCCGCCGGGCTCGGTATGCCAAACCTGCTGAACCAAGCCGTATTCCAAGGCGGACTTTGGGGCGACGGGTACTGGCAAATCGAACGCGGCGCGAGCGGCGCACCGGTCGCATTGTGGCCGCTCGATTCCGAAGTGACGCAGGCAATGGAATTCGCCGAACCCGGACGCCGGGGCGTCGCGTCGTATCGTACGATCGTCGGCAAGCAATCCGTTGACCTTGACCCCGGCGACGTCGTGCACTTCCGCCGCCTGTCGCTGAACGGCTTTACGGGTCTGTCGCCGGTCGACGCCGCGCGCGAAGGGCTCGCGCTCGCGCTCGCGGCTGAAAAGTTCGGCGCTGAATTCTTCAAAAACGACGCCATGTCGGGCGGCGTGCTCATGCACCCCGGCAAGCTTTCCGCCGACGCAAAAGCCAACGTGCGGTCAAGCCTTGAAGATCAGGCAAAGCGCACCGGAAAGAAAGACCTTGCACAAGACGGAAAAGGTATTTCGTCCGGTAAAGAACATCACCGCTTGACGGTGCTGGAAGAGGGAATGAAATTCATCGCCACAACAATTCCGCCGGAACAGGCGCAATTTTTGGGCACGCGAGAATTCCAAATCGCCGAAGTCGCGCGCATGTACCGCGTGCCGCTTGTGCTGCTGCAATCGCTGCAAGGGTCGACGGTGTGGGGAACCGGTATCGAACAACTCATGATCGGTTTTGTAAATCAGACGATCCGCCCGCTTGTCGTCTCGATGCAAGACGAAATGACCCGCAAACTGCTGACGGCGGAGGAACGCGCCGACGGTTACGAAATCGACATTGACGAGTCCGTGTTGCTTGTCGGCGACGCGCTGTCGCGCGCGAACGTGAACAACATTGCTTGCGGCGGACCGTGGCGCACGCGCAACGAAGCGCGACACAGTGACGGACTGAACCCGCTTCCGGGTCTTGACGAAATGGTCGAGAAGACCGCGCCCGGCGGCGTCGCCGATGGAAGCGCCGCCGATATTGAATCACCCGATACAAGCGAGGATGATACCGCAGATGAGTAACCCGACCAACCCAAACGAACAACTCGACGCGCCCGACGCGCAAGGCGTCACAATGCGTCAACGCCTGTCGCGTATCGCCGGGTTCGGTAACGTGTGCTCCATGCTGCAACCGTCCGTCATGGCGTCCGTCGTCGCGCGGATCGACCCGCGTACGGAGCGTTCGCTTGCGATGAAAGACGGCGCGGTTGCAATCATCGGCGTTCGCGGTTCGATCATTCCGCGCGAAGATCGGTATTCGGCGATGTACGGCGAAGTCGGTTGCGAGAACGTCGCCGAACGTGTGCGCGTCGCCGTGGAAGACAAGCGGATAAAGGCTGTCGTACTCGACGTCGATTCCGGCGGCGGGTCTGTCGAAGGTGTGACGGAAGCCGCCAACCTGATCCGCTCGCTTCGCGGTAAGAAACCGATTATCGCACATGCCGATTGGACAATGTGCAGCGCGGCCTATTGGCTTTGTTCAGGCGCGGACGAAATTTGCGCCGCACCGTCGGCGACCGTCGGCGCGTGCGGTGTTATCACGATGGCCGTTGACGAGCAAAAGTTTTGGTCGGAACTCGGCATTACGTACACGCCGATCGCTGAACCTGCGGACAAAGCCGACGGGTGGGGCATGTGGCCGAACTCTGAGAAATACGAACCGCGCTTGCGCCAGTACGTCAAGGATTCGTACGCGCAATTTACGGCGGACGTCGTCGCCGGTCGCGGTGTCGACAAGGCAAACTTTACGGCAGAATGGGCGGGCGTCTATAGCGCCAAGCGCGCCCAACTGCTAGGCATGGTTGACAAGGTGCGCGCCATGTCCGAAACCTTTGCGGCATACACCGCAAACAACGCAACGGGAATGCAGGCAACCCGTGCGCGTAAGTCTATCGACCTGCTCAAAGCTAAAGGAAACAAGCGCACATGAATCGTGCTCAACTCATTGCGGCGATGGAAGCGATTCTTGCCGCTGCCGAAGCCGAAACTCGCGACCTGACCGCCGACGAAACCGTCAAGTTTGACGGTCTGAAAGCGGAACTCGACGCGATCGACCACGCCGCCGAAGCGTCCGCAAACATCGCCGCGCGCCGCGCGGAAGTGCTTGCCCGTCGCACGGCTCCCGCCGCCGCTGTCGCCGCCACGCCCGCCGCAACGCCGGTCGCCGCCGGTCGCACGGTTCCCATGCGCGGCGCTGAACAGCCGAAGGAATTCGAAACCCTCGCGGAATTCTGCGGCGCTGCGATCTGCAACCCGAATGACGCGCGCCTTGCCGCGCTGTTCCGTTCGCGTCGCGAATTCCGTGACGACGGCGACGTGCGCGCCGAACAACGTATGGACACCGGCCAATCCGGCGGCTTCATGATTCCGACGCAATTCCGCGCAACGATCATGGCCGTTGCTGGCCCGCAGTCGATCGTCCGTTCGCGCGCCACGGTCATTCCCGCCGGTACGCCTGCTGACGCCGAAATCGACATTCCGGCGCTCGACCAAACCGGCACGTCACCCAATAACGTCTATGGTGGCGTCTCGGTGTCGTGGATCGCGGAAGGCGGCGCGAAGCCGGAAACTGACGCCGATTTCCGTCTCGTCTCCCTGAAACCGCAGGAAGTCGCCGGGCACATCGTCATGACTGACAAACTGCTGCGCAACAGCGCGGCGGCTGGCGCGTACGTCGCTTCGCAACTTCCCCGCGCGCTCGCGTACGCGGAAGACGCAGCGTTCATTTCCGGCAACGGTATCGGCAAGCCGCAAGGCTTCATCGGTTCCGGCGCTGCGTACGCACAAGCGCGCACGACCGCAAGCACGGTGAAGTACGCCGATCTTGTCGAAATGCTCGCGCGCCTGCTCATGCTCGGCGGTTCGCCGGTCTGGATCATCAACCGCGCGCTTCTTCCTGTCATCGCTCAGATTCAGGACAACAGCGGCGGCGCGGGTCAAGGCGCGTACGTGTTCACGCAAGGCAACATGCAATCGGCAATCCCCGATTCGCTGTTCGGCTATCCGGTCATTTGGTCGGAACGTTCGCCGGCTGTCGGCGCTCGCGGTGACGTCGCCCTTGTCGACCTGACCGGGTACCTGATCAAAGACGGTTCGGGTCCGTTCATCGCCTACAGCGAACACGTCTACTTCCTCAGCAACAAGACCGTCGTGAAAGCGTTCACGAACGTTGACGGTAAGCCGTGGCTGACGGAACCGTTCGAAGGTCAAGACGGTCGCACGTCGTCGCCCTTCGTTGTGCTTGCCGCCTAACGAAGCCACGCCGCCTAGCCGCCCGGTATAATCGCCGGGCGGCATCGGTCCAAAACACGAAAGAAAACGAAAATGACTGCACGCCTTTCTGAACTGATCAAGACCGCCGACCCCGCCGTGTGGAATCCGATTAGCGGCATGAAAGCCGTTACGGGTATCGTCCGCGCGCTGTACGCGTCGTCGCCGTCAAACGAAGTCACGATCCAACTTCGCAAAGCGACCGACGTTGCCGGTTCGAACGCCGCCAACCTTGGTTCGTCCGTAACCGGCGACTATGCCGCCGCCGTTACGGCGCTGATCGAAGAACTCGGTTCGTTCAACGCGTCGACGCCGTACACCCACGTTTCGGCAACGATCACCGACGAAAAGTCGCCGAACGCGTACCATGCCGTTCTGGTCTTCGAAAAGAAAGACTCGACTCCGGCAACCGATACGGCATACGTGAACAAGGGCTAATCGCCCGATTTCCGGCCGTCATAGCGCGCCGCCGTGTGTACCCTTCCGCACGGCGGCGTGTTTGTCTCTGAGGCTTCCCAATGGCGAATGAATGGGACGGGCAAACCGTTTGCATTATCGCGTCCGGTCCGTCGCTGACGCGCGCCGACGCGGATTACGCGCGCCTAGCCGCGCGCCGGGTAATCGTCGTCAATAACGCGTGGAAGCTTTGCCCCAAAGCCGACACCCTGTACGCCGCCGACGCGCAATGGTGGTTCCGCCGCGCGCCGTCCGCCGACGAATTCAAAGGGGAACGGCTCGCCAGTGCGCGCAACACGCAATGGGTACACACCCCGCCGCCGCCCGGCGTTTCGCTATTGGCGACCAAGCAAGGCGCGGCAATCGCTAATTCGTACCCGATATACGAAGGGGCGAACTCTTCGTTTCAGGCGTTGGGAATTGCCATGTTGCGAGGCGTTCGCAAAGTCACGTTCCTTGGGTTGGACCTTAAGCCGTCCGACGCCGGGGCGTCCCATTTCGACGGCGATCACCCGCCGCCCATGTCCAACCCGTCACCGCAGGCGTTCGCCGTGTGGCGCGAAGCCTTCGAACGTGTCGCCCCGGCGCTTGCCGCGCGCGGCGTCGAAGTCATCAACGCGTCACGCCGCACCGCCCTAACATGCTTCCCGCGAAAGGTTATCACCGATGCGCTTCCCTGACGCCTTGACCGAACGGACGACGATGGAGTACGCCGCCGCCGGGCGATCAATCGCGCGCTTCGGCGACGGGGAATTGCAAATCTGTCGCGGCGGTAAATCCGTCTCGCAACGCGCCGACCCAAAGTTGCGCATGGAATTGTTGCACATTCTCGCGGGTCGCGTGCGCGAAGTGCTCCCGTGCATTCCGCACCGGGTCGGACCACGTGCCGCGTATTGGGACAAGTACGCAACGCCGCCGTTCGTCTCGCTCATGCGCGCGCCCGTGTATGGGTCCGCGTTTGTCTCGCGCCCGGACAACGCGCCATGGATCGACACGCCCGATTATTGGGATTTGGTTCGCTCAATCTGGCGCGGGCGTGACGTGCTGTACGTCGGCGGGTCCGCGACGCTGGCAAACGTCATGCACAAGTCGGGCGTTGCGTCCCTGCAAATCGTGGCCGCACCTTTGCAAGACGCGTACGACCATATTGACCGGATCGAAACGGAGTGCTCAACTCGCAACCGCAATCGTACGGTTATCATTTCACTAGGTGCAGCGGGAACGGCGCTCGCGGCACGCCTCGCATTCCGGGGAATTCATGCGCTCGATTTGGGATTGATTGGACAATTCATGACGGAAGAAAACCAAGGCGCGTTCGCGTTCAACGAAAACGATTTGACGTCGCCCGCATATCGCGAGTTGATCCGCAAGGCGCACCGTGAAACAAACTGGGGTCGCGGCGGCGCGTCATGGGCGCAACCGATTGTCGAGTTTGCAAAAGAACTCGGCACGGTCGACGTGCTCGATTACGGCGCGGGCGGACGGACGCTTGCCCCGGTGCTTGCCGCCGCCGGGCTGAAACCGAAAGAGTATGACCCCGGCGTGCCGGAAATTTCGGTTGACCCGAAGATCGCCGACCTTGTCGTGTCGACCGACGTTTTCGAACACATCGAACCGGAATTGATTCCGAACGTACTTCGGCACGTGTACCTGAAAGCGCGGCGCGCGGGATACTTCGTGATCGCGAAGCAACCGGCGAAGAAGGTTCTAGCCGACGGGCGCAACGCGCACGTTTCGCTTTACACGACGGAACAGTGGTGCGAATTCCTCCGCGCCGCCGGTTGGCCGAAAGTGAAAGTCGTCAAAGACGAATGGAAAAAGTGCGTCGTCAAATGCCGTAAGGACTAGGTCATGAAGTTCCCGCGCCCGGACGTTGTGTCGATTGTTGCGTGCGGTCCGTCCGCGCTCAAGTGCGGTGCAGCGTCCGCGCCGGGAATGGTTGTGGCTGTCAACGGCGCGTTTCGTTACGTGCGCCACGACGTCGCCTTGACGATGGACGGTCGATTCGCTCGCGAAGAATGGCCCAAGTTGCAGGGTCGACCGTTTGTCGTTCGCGGTAGTGCGTGGCAACACGCGATCGACGCGGGCGCGAAACATTGGGAAGGCGTCAACGTGTACGCCTGCGACAACAAGTCGACACGCTTTGCGACGACGCCCGAACCGAACACGGGCGACATGATCTTGAACGGAACGAATAGCGGTTACGTCGCGCTAAACTTTGCGTTCAACATGAAGCCGCGCCGGGTGTATCTGTACGGCTTCGATATGGACGAACCCGAACACTTCTTCGGCCCGTACCCATGGGCGGGTCAAGGGTGCGTCAACAGCGAAGCGAAGTTCGGCGCATGGCGTGAAGAAATGCACGCCGCCGCGTTGCAATTCCGCGCCGCCGGGATTGGCGTATTCAACACGAACCCGCGAAGCCGTATCCGCGAGTTCCCGTATGGAAGACCGACGAAATGACTTTGACCGATCCGGTGTTTAGCGTTGTCATGCCATACCACAACGCGCCGACCATGCTACGCGCGCACGTGCGCGAGACGTGGAACATTCCGGTTGGGCAAGCCGACCGTATCGAGTACGTGATATGCGACGACGCGTCGCGCGTTCCGATCGCGCCGCCGGTCGGACTGTGTACGCGTATGTCGCTGTTCCGAATTCCGCCGCCGCACATTCGTTGGTCGCACCGTTGCGCAACGAACGTCGCCGCGTCGCACGCGCGGGGCGAATGGCTGTTGGTCACGGACATTGACCACGTGATGCACGCGCGCGGCTGGCAACGTCTGTTCACGCTCCGCCACAAAGGCGAGTTGAAGTATGACGTTGTCTACACCTTCGAACGCGAGAACGTTGACGGGTCCGCGAAGAAGTCGCATCCCGATTCATGGCTGATCAGCCGCCGCATGTGGGATATCATCGGCGGGTATGATACTCGGTATCGTGGTCACTACGGGCAAAACGCCGCGTTTCAGGATCGCGTCACGAACCACGCCGCCGAAGTCGTGCGGTTGCCAATCACGCTCACACGCTACGGGCGCGAAGATATCGCCGACGCTTCCATGCCGGAAGAGTTCGGGCGGAAGTCGGACGTTGACCGCGCCGCCGTTGGTGCGATGCGTCGTCAATTCCGCGAAGCCGGGACGTACTGGCAACCCGGCGAAGTTGTCGACCATGTGAGGGTTTACCCGTGAAGCTAGCCGTTTGCCTGCTGACGTCCGATCGCCCGAAATACACGAACCGAACTCTAACGACGTTCGTTGAAAAGAACGAAACGGACGGAATGATTTTGCTTCATGCGGACGACGGGAGCAAAGACCCGTTGAATCGTCTAATGGCAAGCGCCGTCGGATTCGAAACGGTGTACGCGTCGAGTGAACGCCGGGGCGTCATGCCCGCGCTTCGGTTCATGTGGTCCGAAGCCGCCGCGCTTGGTGCAACGCATATCCTGCACCTTGAAAACGATTGCGTAAGTGTCGCGCCTTTGCCGCACGATGCGTTGATTTCGAATTGCGATTGCGTCCGCCTATACGGTGAGTTCAAAGACACGCACGGGAAGTATCCGACCGGGCGTCACCACATGGAAACGAAAACGCCTATTAACTGGCGGTGTTGCGACGCGCCCGGTTGGGAATATGCGTTTTGTCATTGGGGCGCGCAACCGTCGATCACTCGCGCGCCGCTGTTGGTCGACGCAATCAACAAAGCGAAGTCGCTTAAAGACGTCTCGCGCGCGCTCTCACACATTCACACGCGCCGCCCGACGCTGTATCGAGGAAACATCACGTCGCATATCGGCGACGTGAAAACGGAAAACCCGGTGTTCAAATGCTAGACGTCGTCACGTTCAAATGGTCGAAGCCGGGTTATCGGTCGACCTACACTGGCGAGCACGTCAACATTATGGAGCGCATGACGCGCCGCCATTACGACGCGCCGTACCGCTTCACGTGCGTTACCGACGACGCGACCGGGATTGATCAAACCCGCGTGCGCGTGGTTCCGTTGTGGGATGACTTTCGCGATATGCCGTCGCCGCACGGCGGGAATAACCCGTCATGCTTCCGTCGCCTGAAACTCTACAGTCACGAAGCGCGGCAATGGTTCGGCCCGCGCATCCTGCAAATTGACTTAGACATGGTGCTAGTGTCGGACGTGCGCCCGCTATGGGATCGCCCGGAACCGGAAGGGGTGCTATGGGCGGATAACCTAAACCCGACGTCGCCGTACAACGGCGCTATGCAATTGATCGCGCCCGGCGTTCATGACGTGTGGGAGCGGTTCAAAGCCGACCCCGCCGCGTGCATTGAACTCGCGCGCAAGTCGCGTTTCTTCGGAAGCGATCAAGCGCAACTCGCCTTGCACCTTGGGCCGAACATGCCGCGCTGGCGCGTGTCCGACGGCGCGGTGTCGTGGCGGGTGCACATACGCCAAACGCCACGCGGTGAGGCGCATATACCGTTCCGTCCCGACGTCGACTGTGTATCGGACTTGCCCGCCGGGGCGCGGTGTGTAAATTTCCATGGAATTGACGAACCGTACCGCGTCGCGCCGTTCGTCCCATGGGTCGCGGAGAATTACAAATGACACGCACTATTCGCCGCACCGTCGCGCCGACCGACACGGTTTTGTCGCTGTCGGATGCGTACTTGCAACTTCGCCTTGACGCCGTCGGGTCGCCGCCGTCGCACCCGGACGACGCGCTTATTACCGCCGAAATTGCCGCGATCGTGGCGGACCTTGACGCCGGGACCGGTTGGCTTGGTCGCGCGCTCGCGCCGCAAACGTGGCGCGTCGGTCTTGACGCCTTCCCGCCGGATGATTGCGGAATCAAATTACCGTTCCCGCCGTTTATCGAAATCGTGTCGTTCACGTACACCGACGCGGACGGCGCGACGCAAACGATGGTCGAAGGTACCGACTACCGAATCTTTCAAGGTGACACGCACGACGCGCGCGCAACGCTTGAAGTCGTCTATAACGGATCGTGGCCGGTCGCGCGCCTTGATCGTGACTCGGTACTGATCACGTACCGTTGCGGCTATGTCACCGGGTCGCCTGAAACGGTCAACGTACCGGAGCAAGTCAAGAACGTTATACGCGCCGTGCTGACCGAAACGTACGACACGCGCGGCGTGTACGACAACAGCGCCATTCTTCGCGGGCAGGTGCTTGAACGCATCTTGAACTCGCTTACAAACATTCGGCAGTATGACAACACATGACAACGCGCGCCGGGGCATTTGATCGGGTAATCAGTATCGAGACGGTGACGACGACGCAAAACGGCGACGGTCAACCGGTCGAGACTTGGACGCAGGCGTACACGCTGAAAGCCGCGATCGAATCACAATCCGCAATGGAACGGTTCGTTGCGTCGCAACGGTACGCCACGGTTGACACGTTGTTCCGCGTCCGCTGGAACGAAGCGATTACGCCGAGCATGTCGCCGCGCACGCACCGTATCGTGTATCGGAACCGCGTGTACGAATTGCTCGGCGTGGTCGAAATCGGACGCAAGGTCGAGGCACACTTGCCGACCGTCGGGCGCGCGGAAGAGGGGCAACCGTGACGTCTGGATTTAGCGCCAAGCTGGAAGGGCTGAGGGACGTTCGAAAGCTGCTGCAAGAGTTGCCGCCGTCCGTCTCTAAGCGCGCCGTGCGTGACGCTATGATCGACGCCGCCGACGTGTTCGCCGACGACGCCGTGTCGCGTGTGCCGGTGCGTGACGGGCGCTTGCGCGACTCGATGGTGCGTACGTGGCGGATCGTGAAGGAACAGGCGCGGGGATCGCGCAAGCCGGGCAAGGAAGAAACCCGCGCGTTCGTCGGTCCGAACTACTCGCGCACGGACGCGGCGAAGAAGGGATACGCGCCGCACGCGCACTTGGTCGAATGGGGAACCGGACCGCGCTACACAAAGACCGGCAAGTACCTTGGGATCGCCGACCCTCAACCGTTCATGCGCCCGGCGTTCGATACGCAAAAGGACGTGTATATTAAGTTCGTGTCGGCGTCGATCCTGTTCAAAGTTGAAAAGGCGCTTGCGCGTTTCCGCAAGAGAAAGCTAAAGGCGAAGTGATGGACGCAGCATTCCGACAACTGATCACTTCGTGCGACGGATCGCCCGCGACGATCGGCGACCGCGTGTACCCGGCGTATTCGCCGCAACACCCGACGTTGGCGCAAGTCGTGTACCGTCTCGTCACCGCTCCGCGTGAATACACGCAAAACGGACCGGACGGCGTGACGACGTTTCGATACCAAGTCGACGTGTACGCGCTCACGAACGAAGCAACCGAAGCCGTGCGCGACCTGTTGATTGCTGGCATGTCGGGCAAGATCGGGCGCACGATTGCGAGCGTTTATATTCAAGCCGCGTTCTTGGACAATGACCAATTGTTCGGCGTTCCTGAACTCGACGCACCGGGACCACGGCAATTCCGCCGCGTTCTTGATTGGATCGTAACTGCGGATCACGGTTGACGCCGCACGCACGCAAACCTAACGATAGTCAACCGCAACCCGGACTAAAGGAAAAACGAAAATGACGACTGGCGCTAGGCTTGGTATTGGTACCTTGCTCGCATATGAGTCGGTGCTCGGCGCTTCGCCGGTCGCCTTCACCGAAGTGAATCAGGTTGGCGACTTCCCCGAAATCAGCGAAACCCGCGAGTTCGTGGAAACGACCAACCAAAACAGCGAACAGAAACGCCGCGAGTATATCGGCGGCTTGGTCGACGTCGAAGAAGTCGAGTTCGAAATGAACTACCTTCCGACCGACACGGCGCAAGAGGCCATTCAAGGCATGTTGTCCGAAGTGCTCCCGCGTTGGTGGCGCTGGCGCGAGACGCAATCGTCTCCCGCTGTCGTCCAATACGTTCAAGCGTTCGTGTCGAAACACTCGGTCACGCGTCCGCTTGCCGACAAGATGACGCGCAAGATCACGCTCCGCATGACCGGCCCAATCTATAACGATGCGCTTCCGGCGTAATCGCTGATCAACTGAACGAAGGGAACTAAAGACATGGCGAGCGTATCAACTCTCAAGCGGACTTTCTGCGGTGTTGACTTCGTGCTTAAAGCTTCGACCGAAGCGTGGGCACAAGTTGAAGACGAGCTAGGCGTTTCTTACGGTGTGGTGTTGAACCGCATGGAAAAGAAAACGCCCCGGCTTATGGACGCGTCGGCGATCTTCGCCGCATTCGTTCAGCCGCAAGGGTCCGTGAACGGTAAGGCGATACGCTCGCTCATGCCTTTTGACGACGGTTCGTCGTTCATGAAGCTGCTGGAACTTGTCGCCGAAGTCACCGCCGCCGGTATGCCGGAAGCGAAGAAGACGGACGGCGACGAAACGGAAGGAACCGAACAACCGGGAAAGCCTCGGTAGCGGCAACACTTCGGCTTGCCGCTGAATGGGGTTTGAAACCTGCCGAAGCGTACGCGTTGTCGCTTCGCGAATTGTCGATCTATATCGACGGCGCGCGCGCGGCGGAACTTACCGAACTGAAAAGAGAGATTGACCACGCTTGGCTTATCGCCATGCTGAACAAGACGGACCCGAAGAAGTTCCCTGAACACCCGTCGAAGTTCTACCCCGCGCCGCCGCTCACACGTAAGCAACGCGCGCAACAAAACGCCGCCCGGATGCGCGCCCTTGCGAACGCCCGGAATGCGTCATTGAAGAAGAAAAGCGATCCGCCGCCCGTGGTGCGACGCAGGAAGAAAGAGAAGTGACACCATGGCGGAAGCGGTTGGCGCGGTACGAATTGACCTATTCGCCAACCTTGCGCAATGGGTTAGCGGACTCGACAAAGCCGAAGGCCGGTTGAACCGCTTCGCAAAGAACACCGAACGCACGTCGAAAAACATAATCAGCGCCGGTCAAAAACTGACGATCGGCCTAACTGCCCCGATCGCTGCGTTTGCCGGGCTGTCGATCCGCGCCGCCGCCGAAGCGCAAGACCTGCAAGGCGCGTTCAACATCGCATTCGGAACCATGGCGGACGACGCGACCATGTGGGCAGAGAAGACCGGCAACGCGCTTGGTCGATCGACACAAACGATTCAGAAAACCGCGATCGGCTTTCAACAGTTGTTCGAAGATATCGCGCCGACGGAGCAAGCCGCCGCCGAACTCTCGCAACGCTTCACGGAACTGTCGGAAGACTACGCGTCGTTTGCGAACGTCACGTCGGACCAAGCGTTCCAAGTGTTGAGCGGCGGACTTGCTGGCGCGGGCAAGGCGTTGAAGCGTCTCGGCATTGATATCAGCGACGGCGCGTTGCAACAGGAAGCAATGCGACTTGGCATCGCGAAAGCGAACGTCGAGTTGACGAATCAGCAAAAGGTGCTCGCGCGCGCGTCGATCATTCAAGCCGGGTTCGCGAAACAAACCGGCGAAATCGCGCGCTCACAAGGCGAGGCGGAAGAAGACACCCGGCGCACACGCGAAGAGTTTGACGAACTGTTGGTGACGGTCGGGCAAGACTTGCTCCCGATCTTCAACCAACTACTAGGCGGACTTCGCGACGTTATAAGATTCTTCAACGGGTTGAGCAAGGAAACGCGCGCCGTCATCGGCGTTACCGCCGCGTTCGTGGCGGCTGTTGGACCCGCCGTGTTTATCGTCGGGAACTTGGTCAAGGTTGTCGGGCTCGCGTCCGTCGCGTTCAGCAAGCTAGGCTTTTCGTTCCTTGGTGTCGGTAAGTCGGCGGGCACAATGGCCGGTCAAGTCGCCGGGGCAACGCTTCGCTTCGCCGCGCTCGCGGCGGCTTCGTACGGTCTAGGGTCCGCGATCGGTTCCTTGATTGATAGCATGGACCTTGGCGGCGATAGCAAAGCCATTCGCGACATGGGCGACGCGCTCAAGGAAGCCGGGTATAGTGGCGAGACGGGACGCGCCGCGCTGAAATACTTCTTTGATGAAATGAAGAAGGGCAACCGCCTTTCCACGCAAGCCGTTCTCGATTACGCGAAGTTCGCTTCGCAATTCAACGCCGTTGCCATGGAAGGCGCGAAGACTGCCGACGAAATCAATAACGTCGGTGACGCGACCGCAAACGCTGATCAGGGTATCAGCGACCTAATCAAATCCATGGGCGACCTTGGCGGCGAAACGAAGAAGACGGGAGACGACTTCGCGTCGCTCCGCGCGAAGGTCGATCCGATCGGCGAAGCACTCAAGACGTACAAAGCCGAAGTCGCGCAAGCGGTGAAGCTTGGCTATGACTTGTCGACCGTTCAAGCCGTGATCGGGAAAGAGTTCGTCGCCGGGCTGTCGAGTGTCGACGGCTTCCGCGCCGCGCTGTCGACGCTCCCGCCGGAAATTCAAAAGATCGTCGCCGCGCAAGACGCGCTCGCGATCCGGCAAAACACATTCGCGGACAACTGGAAGAAACTTGCGGAACAACGCGAAGCCGATAAACAACTCGCGGAAGATTCAGCCAAAGCCGCGCAAGACAGTATCGACAACATACGCGATTACGGCGCGGCGCTGACGCAGCAATTCGACCCAATGGCCGTTTACGCGCAACGTATGCAAGGCATCAACGATGCGTTCCGCTTGGGCGCGATCGACGCCAACGTGTACGCCAAAGCCAAAGCCGCCGCGTTCGCTGAAACCGACGCGGGCGCGCTGCAAGTGAAGACCGTTGAAGATTTGTCGACGGCTTTCACCGACGCGGCTATGAACGCGGGCAACCTTGGCGACTCGATCATGCAAATGATTCAGGACGCCTTGCGCGCTCAAGTGATCAAGCCGTTTTTTGACAACCTGTTCTCGGGACTGTTCCCGCAAACGCAGGCGTTGACGGCGGGCACACCGGGCGGCGGGTTTGACCTTGGGTCGATCGTGTCAAGTATCGGATCATTCTTCGGTGGCACGCGCGACAAGGGCGGCGACGCGCGCCCCGGCATGTCGTACACGATCGGATCGGGCGTGCGCGAGACGTTCACGCCTGACGTGCCCGGCACGATCACGCGCGACGGCGGGCGCGGCGGCGGTACGCAAATCTTCAACATTGAAGCGAAAGACCCGAACGCCTTCCGCAATTCGGAACGTCAAATCAAACGGCGCATGAAACAGGATAACGGCTAATGGTCCGGTTCGTTGACAAGTATCTAGCCGACAAAATCGAAGGTTGGCCCGTCGAAGTCGCGCCCATGTTCTCGACGCAGATTGCCCAAGTCGATAGCGGCGCGGAACAGGCGAACGCGCGCTGGCAAGACGCGCTCCGCGAAATCAGCATTCCCGACGGCGTGCGCAATCAAGACACGTTCGAAGCACTCAAAGACCATTGGCTAGTGATGACGGGACCGGCGCACACTTGGCCGTGGCGCGACCCGACCGACTTTGCGTCCGTGCCGTTGACGCTCCCGAATGAAGAACCGGTGATATCGCGAACTGACGTCGTGATCGGAACAGGCGACGGCGCGACCACGCGTTTCCGGCTGATCAAGCGTTACGACTTGGGATCGCCCGCGACGCCGTACGATCGTCAGATATGCTTCCCGGTTACGTCGTCCGTGTTGATCGGGATCGACGGTATCGACCCCGGCGTGTTGTCGCCCGGCTTGACTTGGACGGTATCGCGCCAAGGCGGTTATATCGACTTCTCGCACGCGCCGCTTGCCGGGACTGTCATAACCGCTGGATTTTTGTTTGACATTCAAGTTAGGTTCCAAGCTGACGACACGTTTAGGGGCATCCTCAAGACGTACGCGGTTTCAGGATTTGCGGACATTCCGTTGCAGGAAGTCCGGTATTGTGAGGATTGATCAATGCTGCGTTTCGCGGAAAACTTCAACGGTGTCGGAACTGGCGCGACCGGGCGAACGAATTTGCTCGCGGGCGTTTGGGCGCAAGTCGGTTCGCAAACGTCACCGGAAACAACGAACCCACGCGGGCTAGGGTCGACACACCTTCGAAGCGCCACGGCTTCGGTCAACTCGATTGCCCGTTTCGTGTTCGGCGCGGACTTGGTGCAGGTGGTCATGGGCGCGGCGTTCTACATGCCAAGCCTTCCGACGACGGAAGTTTACCCGTTCGAAATCCGCGACTCCGCCAACGCCGCACAAGTGCGCGTCGTCGTCACGTCAACGGGCAAGATCGAAGTACGGCGCGGCACGACTGCAACCGTGATCGCCGATAGCGACGCGCTGTCGCCGACGCCGCCGATTACCGCGAGCGCGTATCACTTTATTGAAGTGTTCCTTGACGTCGGAAACGGCGCGTCGCCTGCGGACGGCTCGGTCATTGTGCGCGTCAACGGCGTCGTCGTCATCAACGCAAGTTCGGTCGACACGCAAGCGACGGCAATCACGACCGTATCGCAAGCCGCAATCCTGCAATCGCCGGTCGGGTCGGGCGTTTCGAACTATGATTGCGCGGACCTGTATTGCTGCGACACGACCGGGACGTACAACACAACGTTCCTTGGCGACACGCAATGGTTGGACATGAACGTCAACGGCGACACCGTCACAACCGATTGGACGCGCAACACTGGCGCGACCGACTTTAGCTGTATCAGCGACACGACCCCGGACGCCGACACGACGTACGTTGAAGCGACCGCCGCCGCGCAAAAGTCTGACTATGACTTGGAAACCTTGCCGGGCACGGTCGGCGAAGTGCTCGCGGTTGTGTCTAAGCCGATGCTCCGCAAGACCGACGCGGGCGCGGCACAAGTGCAGGTGTCAATGGTGTCGGGCGCGTCCGTCGGTTCGGGTACCGATCGCGCTATCACCGAAACATATACGTACTGGCGCGACACGTTCGAAACGGACCCCGCGACCGGCGTACCTTGGACGCCGACAAGCTTCAACGCCGCGCAAATTCGGATTGAAAAAACGGTTTAACAGTGACCAACACCCGGGCGACTCAAGCGCGGGTTATGGTTGGGTCGCTCGGTTCCGGCGCGACGCGATCAACGCAACTTCGCGCAATGGTAGGTGTTCGCGTTTCCGCGCCCGCGCGCGCAACGCAAGTCCGCGCAATGGTCGGGATCAAGGTTATTCCGCCGACGCGCGCGACACAACTTCGCGTCATGACCGGATCGCACGGCGCGGGTGCAACACGTACGACACAACTTCGCGTCATGGTTGGCGTTCACGCAAACGCGCCGCTATGCATGACGACGGAGTGCGAGGCGTGGAAGATCACCCGCGCCGACGGTCAAGTGTTCCGCTTCACGTCTCACGATCGCGACGTGACGTTTAACGGCGAAGTGTACGGCACGTGCGGCGGCATGACCGCGTCCGCGCTGCAACTCTCCGCCACGCTTGGCGAAGTCGACAACCTCGATTTGTCGGGACTGATCACGGCGAACAAAATCAAAGCGTCGGACATTTGGGCGGGGCGCTTCGCTGGCGCGGAAGTCGAAGTGTGGCGCGTCGATTGGAAAGACCCGACATTCGGTCGGCAACTTATGGCCGGTCGGATTGGCGAAGTGAACTTCGCGGACACGACGTTTAAATTCGAAGTCGTCACCCCGGCGGAACGCCTGCAACAAGCGTCCGTCTTGCAAACCGTCACGCCGTCGTGCCGGTACAAGTTGGGCGACGGTCGGTGCGGTGTGAACCTTGCCGCGTTCACGGCGTCGGGCGCGGTAACTGCCGTGTCGCTCCCTAACCTTTGGCTTATGTCGAAGCGTCGGACCTTCATTGATTCGTCGCGCGCGGAAGCCGACGATTACTGGCAACTTGGTACGCTCACGTGGTTGACCGGGAACAACGCGGGGCAGACGATCGACATTCGTTCATTCTCCGCCGGTCAATTCGTGCTGGAACAGGCGACACAGTACGACATACAAATCGGCGACACGTACGAAGCGGTCAAAGGGTGCGATAAGTCTTTGACGGTGTGCGACACCGTGTTTAGTAATTCTCTCAACTTCGGCGGCTTCCCGTACGTGCGAGGGACTGACGACCTGCAAGACTCACCCGGCGCGGAAGTGGAATAATGGACCCGATTACAGCAACGATCGTCGCCGTATTCCAAGCCGCCGCCGCGCTTTGGGCAAGCCTTGGGACGTTCGGGCAATTCCTCGTCTCGACGCTGTTCAACGCCGCCGTAAGCGGATCGAAACAGCCGGGACTATCCGACCTTAAAATACAGACGTCGACCTATGGCAAACCTATCCCGCGCCTGTACGGGGCAACCGTGCGCGTCGCCGGGAACGTCATAGACAAGTCGGACTTGTTGCCGGTCAAGCATAAGAAAGGTTCCATCGCCGGGCTTGGCGGTGTGAAGTATTACACATACGACGCACATTTGCATGTGTTGCTCGCGGAAGGTATCGCGATTGCGCCGAACGGTTTGAAGCGTATCTACGCGAACGGCAAAGTTGTATTCGATCGTGACGCGACCGGCGCGACGGCGGGCGAAACGCTGGCAAACGGCGCGCTGCAATTCGGCAAGGTCAACAAGACGCAGGGAACGATTACGTACGTGCGCTTGTATCGAGGCGAAGCGACGCAAGGTGTTGACCCGCTGTTCCAAACGCTGCACCCCGGCGAAGTCGTCCCGGCGTATCGTGGCGTTACGTCCGTCGTGTTCGAACGTATCGCGCTCGCGGATTTCGGGTCGCGCGTTCCTAACTTGGAATTTGAAGTTGAACCCATGATCACGACGCTTGACGCGATCGTGGAAGACATAGCCGCAACGGCTGACGTCGCCGTGGATACGACAAGCATTCGGCTGTTGCCGTGTCGCGGGTTCGTCGCGGCGAACGACGGTTCGGCGTGGGATGCAATCAACCCGCTTGGTGCTGCGTTTGCGTTTGACCTTGTCATGAAAGGCGCGGGCTTCAAGACCGTGTCGCGTGGCGGGGCTATGCGAACCCTTATCGCCGAAACGGAATACGCCGCCGCGCCGGTTGGCGAACGCCCGGCGTCAACGAAGGAAGCGCGCGTCGCCAGCATATCGAAAGTTCCCGACGAACTCGCGGTGAACTACCTAGACCCAACGCGCGACTATCAGCCAAGCACGCAACGCGCCGGGCGCTCCGCGACGATCGGGCAAAACAAACTTAGCGTTGACGTTCCGATCGTGTTGACTGACACCGAAGCGCGGAACCTTGCGCAACGATCGTTGTTCGAAGCCGCCGCGCGCCTTAAAATGCTCAAGGTGACGTTGTCGAATAAATATCGTTGGCTTGACGCTGGCGACTTGATCGGCTTGCAAATCGCGGGGCAGTATGAGCCCTTCCGAATCAACACCGTCACGTCGTCGCCGAACGGAATGATTGACCTAGAAGTCACGTTCGAAGACTCGTTGATCTATATCGGCATCCTGACCGGCGACGCTGGCAACTTCCCCACGAACTCGCTTGAACTCGCGGGCGACACAACCGCGCTGTTCATTGACGCCGCGATCACACGCGACACGCACGACGACGTCGGGTTTCTGGCGATCTTCGCTGGCGCGTCCGCAGGCTGGCGCGGCGCGGAAGTGTATCGCGCGCTCGGTGTCGGATCGCCCCTTACGTACGACGTGGTCGGAAACATCGGCGTCGGCGGCGTGGTCGCGACGTGCGATACGACGCTCGCGAGCGGACCGACTGACGTATGGGACCGGGTCAACACACTCACGGTTACGCCGGTCGACCCGGACGACACGTTGTCGAGTGCGACGGAAGCCGAAGTGCTAGGCTCGCGCGCGAACATTGCTTGGGTCGGTGCAGCGGACGGGCACGACGGCGAATACATTCAATTCGCGACCGTCACGCCGACGTCGCCGCCGGGTTCGTATATTCTGTCGGACCTGTTGCGCGGGCGCTTCGGTACTGAGGCGCTAGTGGGCACGCACGGGGGCGGCGAACGCTTCGCGCTCATGACGGACCCCGACGTACTGTACCGGATCGTTGACACGGCGGCGACGTGGAACGCGACGTACACGTACCGCGCCGATAGTCTTCCCGACTTGATCGACGGTACGCCGCAAACATTCGAAAACACCGGGGAAGGGAAACGACCCTTGAACGTGACACACCTTCGCGGCGACCGTGACGGATCGGGCGACGTCGTGATTTCATGGACCCGGCGCACGCGGCTTTCAACGCCCGCGATCGGCGGCGGCGCTGTTCCGCTCGGTGAAGACGCGGAGTCGTACGCGCTCGATATATACAACGGCGCAACGGTTGTGCGATCGGAAGTTGTCACGACGCCGACGTACACGTACACAAGCGCGGCGGCGACTGCCGACGGCAACACGCCGGGCGCGTTGGTTCGGGTCGACGTGTATCAAATGTCGGGCGTCTATGGGCGCGGGCAAGTGACTGAGGGTACCGTTTGACCATGCGCGCCGTTGTCTCTAGCTTGGTTCTCTCCGCAATCCTTTGGTTTGTTCTCTGGATGGTATTTTTCTCATGACCACGACCGCCGATCTTGGGTTGCCGGAACTCGCGCAAGCGCAAGCGTTCCCTGAAATCACGTTCAACGAAACAATCGTGTTGCTTCAAACGCTCGCGGCGTCTGGCGTGATCGACAAAGACTTGACCGCGCCGCCGGGATCGCCGACGGAGGGCGACGCGTACCTGATCAACACCGCGTCGCCGACCGGCGCGTGGGCGCTGTACCCGTTTTGCATCGCCGTATATTGGGGCAACGCGTGGCGCTTTATTCCGGGCGTTGACGACGCCGGTACGCCGCTCGCCATGGGCTCGCGTCAACAAGGCTTGCGCGTTTGGGTGCGCGACGAAAACGTGTCGTACGTTTGGCGCAACACCGCCGGGTCGCCGCTGTCGTATGATTGGGTCGCGGTTGAGGATTTGCCCGCCGCCACGGTTGACGATACGGTATTGCGTCGTACCGGCGGCGCGCTGAACTTCGGCGCGCTCACGGCGGGAATGTTCACGGACAACACGGTTGCGCTTGCGCGTCTCGTCAACGCGACGGCGCAATACAATATCGTCGGTCGCAAGACGGCGGCGGCGGGAGCGTGGGAAAATTGCACGCGAACAGAGTTGAACCTTCCGATTCTGAACGCAACGAACAACTTCACGTCGCAACAGCAAATCAACCTGAACACAACAGCCATGTCCCTGCCGGGGCTCGCGATCCTGCATATTGCCGGTGCGGACGCGTCAACGCGTACATCTGTCGTGCTCGATACTTACGGCGCGTCGTCAATTTATGTTGGACGCCGCGCAAACGGAACCGCCGCCGCGCCGACCCCGGTTCTTACTGGTCAAAACTTGCTGAGTATGGCGAGTAGCGGATACGGCGACACGGGGTACATTAGCAACCGTGCAAGCATCACGCTTGCGTCGAATGAAAATTGGTCCGACACCGCTGCCGGAACAAACTTCGCGGTCAACTTGATCGCACCCGGAACGACGACGATCACAAACGGAATGCTTCGCGTTGACACCGATCGCGGCATTCAGGTCGGCGGCGGCGGTACGGGTAACATCGTGATCGACCAAAACCGAATACACCGAATGCGCGTCTACACCGTGGCGACGCTCCCGGCGGCGGGTACAGCCGGTCGACGCGCGGCGGTGTCGGATGCAAACGCCCCGGTGTTCGGCGCGGCTGTCGCGGGCGGCGGTGCGGTTCACGTTCCGGTATATGATACCGGCGCGGCTTGGTTCGTTGGTTAGAGTTTAGAGGATACACACACATGAAATTCGTTTCACAACCCGTCGAGTTTTGCGCCTTCCTTGGCGACCCAAACGAACCGGACCGCGCGCCCGCGCAACACGTCACGATCGCGACGTACCTTGACGCGGAAGACGGTTCGCGCATGACGGAAATGGAAGCCAAGCGCCGCACCGTTTCCATTGAACAGGCGACGCGCGAAGGCTTTGACGTCTCCGCAATCGTGAAGCATTTCGACACGATCAACGCGCGCGCCCTTGTCGCCGCGCAACAGGATACGGCGGAGCAAACCAAGCGCGCCGAAACTGCCGAAGCGTTCGCGAAGGAAGTTGAAGACGCCGCGCGCGCCGTGCTCGCGCAAAATGCCGAACTGTTGAAACGCGCCGAAGCTGCTGAAACGGCGCTTGCGTCTGTGTTCGGTACTGCATTGCCGGGTTGACGTTCGCGTAACGTACGGCTAGCCCTTAACAATCGCAAACGAAAGAGAGGCTAGCCGTATGACCCTGAAACAAAAATTTGCCGTCGCTGCTGTAACCGGCTTCGTCGGTTTCATCGCCGCGCTTCCGTGGGAAAACATCGTGTCGGGTCAAACCGCCGCGTTGATCGTTTCCGGCATGGGCGCAATTTCGGCGGTGCTTGTCGCGCTGAAAATCGTTCCCACTAAATAGAAGGAAACCCCGCCATGCGGTCAATCGTCGTCGCCTTGTCTCTCGCTATCGCCCCGCTCACACTGACGGGCGCGTGCGCCACGTTCGAACAGATTACGCCGAAGTCGCCGCGCAATGCGTTGGCTGAGGCAACCGTTACGTTTGTCGGTGTCGCCGACTTCACAACGGTACTGTATCAGCGCGGCGTCCTGTCGATCGGACAAACGACGGCGATTGCCGCGAAGCTGGAAGAAATCGACTCGGCGTTGAACACCGCCGAACGCCTGTTGATCGCTGGCGAGAACGTGCTAGCGGCGGACACGATCGCCGACGCAGTCGCCGCGCTCGCGACGCTGTCGCACGACCTGTACGCGCTCAACAAGGCAAACCCGTTGGTACCCGCGCCCGTCGTGGTCGCCGCTCCCCCGCAAATCTAGGTGCACCATGAACCCCAAAGCAATTGCCGAAGCGTTCGCGCTCATGAATACCGCGCTTGAACTCTTCACGCTCGCCCGCGAAACCCTCGCCCGTCTGCAAGACGCCGCAAGCGCCCCGATCACTGACGCCGACCTTGCGGCGCTGCAAGACAAACGGAGCGCGGCGCTTGACCGACTCGCCAAATCTATCGGCTAAACGTCTCGACGGCGAACCGGAAAGCGAGTGGCAAGCGCGCGTCCGACGCATTCGAAAAGAAACGGTGTTGGACGTTCTCGAATCTTTCGGGATCACGGTTGACGACGTTTCCGAAATGCAAGCCGACTTCCAACACCTTCGCCGCTCGCGGAAGCTAAACGAGCAAGCCGCCGTCGCGTTGCGCAAAGGCTTGATCGGTCTTCTATTCGCCGCCGCCGCTGCGTTCGTTACGTGGGGCGTGTCGATCCTTCTTCAAGTTTTCGGACCCCACACAAAATGAATGACCCCAAGCTGAAAGAATTCGCGACGCCGCGCCAAGCGGAAATACTCGACGCGATCGACGCGGCGGGATCAATTCGCGGCGCGGCGCGCGCGCTGAACATTGATTACAAGACCGCACACAGCGCCGTCAAATCCGTTCGCACGAAGGCGGCGAAACAGGGGTATAGCCCCGACCACGACATGACTCACGAAGTACCCGCGCCCTTCATCCTCAAAGGAACGTCGACCCTGTACGACGGCGAAGGCAAGATCGCGGCGCAATGGGTCAAGACGAAAGTAGACGACGCGCAAGTGCTCGCGGCGCTTGAAGAGTTCGTTGCGTGGCTTGTGTCCGACGCGCACGGGAAGTCGCCGCACATTCACGCGCCGGTCGGAACGACTGCCGATCTTCTCGCGGTGTATCCCATGGGCGACCCTCACTTCGGTATGCTGTCGTGGGCGCAAGAGACGGGACAAGACTTTGACCTTGAAATCGCGGAAAGCCTCACGCGCGGCGCGATTGACCGGTTGATTGAAGCCGCGCCGCCCGCCGACGTCGGCTTGATCGTGAACCTTGGCGACTTCTTCCACGCCGACGACTCGACCAACCGCACGCCGCACGGAAAGAACGTACTCGACGTCGACGGGCGTTACCCGAAGATCATGCAAATCGGTTTGCGGTCTATGGTGTACGTCGTCTTGAAGGCGCTGGAACGGCACAAGCAAGTGATAGTGCGCAACGTGCGCGGCAATCACGACCCGCACGCTTCGTACGCGCTGGCGCTTGCGCTCGATGCATACTTCGCGAACGACGCGCGCGTGACAATCGAAATGTCGCCGTCGCCGTTTTGGTATTACAAGTTCGGCAAGACGCTGATAGGCGTTACGCACGGCGACGGTATCAAGATGGCGGACCTTGTGCCCGTCATGGCGAACGACCGGCAAGTTGATTGGGGCGCGTGCGACTTCCGGTATTGGTATATTGGGCACGTGCACCATTCGCAGGTGAAAGAGTTCGTCGGCGGCACGGTCGAATCGTTCCGCACGCTCGCGAGCGGCGACGCGTGGCATCACGGGAAGGGCTATCGGTCCGGGCGTGACATGCGCTGTATCGTGATCGACAAGGACCACGGCGAAATCGAGCGGCATCGTTGCGACATTTCCATGTTGCTCCCGAAGGCGGCGAAGTGATGCGCGTCTATCTGATCGGGTCGCTTCGCAATCCGAATGTTCCGACGATCGCCGCGACGTTGCGCGCGGCGGGACATGAAGTGTTTGACGATTGGCATAGCGCGGGACCGGAAGCCGACGACCACATGCGCGATTATCTCCGCGCGCGTGGTCAAGATTACAACACCGCGTTACGCTCTTACGCGGTGCAACACGTGTTCAACTTCGATAAGCGCCACCTAGACCGAAGCGACGTCGCCGTGTTGGTTATGCCCGGTGGGAAGTCGGCTCACCTTGAACTAGGTTACGTCGCCGGGTCGGGCGGGCGCGGTATCATTCTAATGGACGGCGAACCGGAACGGCTGGATATCATGCACGCGTTTGCCGAACGTGTCGTTTTCAGTGTTGACGAATTGGTCGCGTACTTGGCGGTGAAGTCATGAGTTCGGGCGAATCGGATTACCTTCGCGACCAAGCCGCGCGCGCCGCCAAGCCGCGTTGCACCTGTTGGGACGGATACGAAGTCGGCGGACCTACACCGGGCGTTTCTCCCGATTGCGCGTTTCATTCTTACACCACACGAACCATTCCCGTAGTGCAAGCCGCTGTAGCGGATAAGTCCGCTTTACCCGCTGCGTCGGATAAATGTGCACAAATTTCTGACACCCTGTTCCCCGCGCCCGATCGGAAAGAATACCCGCTCTTTACGGGATGGCTTCGCTACTTCCCGCACGCGCACGCGGCGGCGTCGCGTTGCTCGCATATCGCGAACGAACAACACAACCCCGGCGAACCGGTGCATTGGGACAAGTCGAAGTCGATCGGCGAAGGCAACGAACTGTTGCGCCACCTGCTGCAAGCCGGGACGCGCGACGCGGACGGGCAACGCCATTCGGTCAAAGTGCTATGGCGCGCGGCGGAACTCGTTGAACGCGAAATACTCGCGGAGATCGCCGCCGGGACGTACGAACCCTAGCGCGGAACAAACGCGAACGTATCGTGAACGAACCGGGAACAAAACCGGAACGAACGGCCAACACCCAAAATGGGTACGTCGCTCCCGAATTTTAACGACTTGGCAACGAATGTCGGGCATAGTCTCCCAATCAACAGGGAGACACCACATGACCAACCTTACCGCAAACGAAGTCGCCGCGCTTAAGATTTGCCTCAACTATGACAACCGCGCTTCGCAACTGTCGGACAACTTTTCGAACGGTGGTCAATACGAATTCATGACCGGTCTTAAGATCAACCGCCACGCCGCCGCGCAATTGATCGGTTCGCTGGAAGCTAAAGGCATGGGCAACGGCGACGACAACGACGGCAACGGACACATTTTTTGGTTGTCGGAAAAGGGTGTCAACGCGATCTTCGATATCATCGACGCGGAGCAAAAATAATTCGCGACCCCGCCCGGCTGTTAACGACTTAGCAACCGGGCGGGTGTAGTCTCTCTAGATCAGCAACGGGAGACTTTCACATGCGCAATCAAAACCCCTTCGCCGCCGCCGACAAAGTCGCCCGCGCCTTTCATGCCGAAGTCAAGGCGTTCGGTTGGGGTTCGTCGGTTCACACGGACGAACACAACGTGATGACGTTTCACGTTTACATGCCCCGGAAGTGCAACACGGTGTTTCAGTCGAAAGACCGCGCCGAAGCCGTCGAATGGGCGCGGAACAATCCTCGCAAATAAAAAGCGCCGGGGCGCGTAAAATCGTCCCGGCGTTAACGACTTGGGAACGAAAGGGGCGTATGGTCTTCATATCAAAGGGAGACGCCGACATGACCCAAGTTCAAAAAATTCTCGCGATTGTCGAAGCGACCGGATCGTTTTCGCTTCGCCCCGGTGACGGCTTCCGCGTCGCGGCGGTTCTTAAGTTGGTCCGTTCGGGCAAGCTGGAACAATTCGAAGTCGACGGAAAGTTCGTGTACCGCGCAACGGTCGCTTAACCTGTTGCGCCCATACTCGTCTGATCAAAGGGAGACAGACACATGACCGAACTTCGCGACATGACCGGCAAACGCACCACGAAGCGCAACGCGTACGGCAACCTTGTCGGGTACGTCGGCGGCAAGCGTTGGGACAACTTGAACGGGATGGACGTGGAACCCTACAGCGACGCGGAAAAGCGCGTCCAAGCCGCGTTCCTCGCGGGGCACAACGATCCGACGTCGGTTGCGTGGGACGCGTAACGAAATCTTAAGACGTCTAGTCCATAAAGGACAGACACAAGGGAGACACCACATGAACGACGTTACAAAATTCGAAGCCGGTAAGTCGTATTGGACGCGCTCGGTTTGCGACCATGATTGCATAATCACAATCAAGGTGCTGTCGCGCACCGCGAAATTCATCACCGCCGAAGTTGGCGGCAAGATCAAGCGCCTTGGCGTGAAGGTCTGCACGTACGACAACGCCGAACGTTGCGACCCGTGGGGCCGGTACTCCATGTCGCCCGTGATCAGCGCCGGGAAACAGGGGTAAGCGTAACGAAGCCTTAACCTGTTGCGCCTATAACGGACTGATCAACGGCGGACACCGCCACATGGGAGACTTGAAAATGGCTTACGGAATTCCTGACGCGTATAAGCCGGTGTGGTTCGGAACCGCCGTGCGTTACCCGAACGGCGGCGTTCAAACGCTGTCGGTGAAGGTCGCGACCCGCCGCGAAGCCGCCGGGCGCTTCGCTCGCATGATCAAGCCGCACGGCGGCAAGCTGATTGAACCGGTCCGCGAAGTCGACATGAACGACGCGTACGCGGTTGCGCAATACATTGGGGAGCAACGCTAATGCCCGCGAAGAAACCCGCCAAGCGCCGCAGCGGCGCGCCCCGTGACTCGCAGGTTGGCAAGCTGTACGCATCCGAAGCGTTCGCATGGTGCAACGCCGTACGCGGTACCGGCGAACACTACACATACACGACCGGCGAACTTCCGACCGATGAAGCCGCGCAAGCCTTTCTAGACGAGACGCTTGCACACCCCGCCATTCGCGCCACGTTTGGCCGTAGTGCGTGCGCCAAGGTGTCGGCGTACTATGCCGGGCGCGGGGCGTCCGCGTCCTACACGACCGGGCGTATTCGTCTCGGGACGGAAGCACGGTCGAAGGTCATTGCGCTGCACGAACTCGCGCACGTGATCGCCGGGCGTTACTTCGGTTGGGAATTGATCGAAGCGCACGGACCGCAATTCGCGGCGGTGCAGTTGTACCTAATCCGCGTCATGTGCGGCGACGCGGCGGCGGACAACCTGCGGGCGTCGTACGAATTGCACGGCGTGCGATTTGTCAAAATGTGGGAACCGGCTTTAACGTCTTCTTAACCTGTTGCGCCCATAGTCGCGAGACACAAGGGAGACTGTCACATGCTCGATACCGTTTTTGAAAAACAAACCTGCACCCGCTGCGGCGGTTCGGGTCGCTATTCGTTCAACCTGAAAGACCGCGACACGTGTTACGGTTGCAACGGCAAAGGCGAGCAATTCACCGCGCGCGGACTCGCGGCGGCAAAGTTCCTCACGGCTTCGTTGAAGGTTCCCGCCGAACAAATCAAAGTCGGCGACGTGATCCGGTTCGAATTCCACGACATTAGTTTTTGGGCTCCCGTGTCGGAAGTGCAAAACGGTTCCGACGCGAAGTACCGCAAGCCGGATGGTTCGTGGGTTGATTGCTCGACCTTCACGCTTTGGTGTGTCCGCAAGGGTCGACGCTACGGCTTCGGCGCGAACACTCAGGACGGCGTGCGGATTTCGCACGACGCCGCGAGCAAGCAAGCCAAGGTAACGGCGGCGCTGGAATATCAGGCGACGCTTACGAAGGCGGGCAAGCCGTCTAAGCGGAGGGTCAAGGCGTGAAGCAATCGACTAGCTTCAACGTCTCCGCGATATACCATTCGTAATCGACGCCGCGCCAATCGAAGTCGGACGCCCGGTTGCATATCCGCGCCGACTCGCACACGCTGATTTCCCGATCGCCGTACGTCGACTTGTTGCCGGTGTGTATCCGTTCGTCCCACGTCGTGCCGACTAGGTTGTGCTCGCGCATGACGTCGTTAAAAAACTTGTCGTCTAGCTTGCTCTTGCGCTTGAACCAACCCGGTTGCGAGTACCAATGTTCCGGCGGCGGCGATTGCTTGACGAGCGGCAAGCCGCCAAGTTCCGGGCGCGAGACATAGTACCGGCAGACGCGCTGCACTTCCCGGTCGCCGTGCAACAGCTTGGACGAACGCGGGGTTTTGAACCGGCACATAAAGTCAAACGGGTCGGTGTTGTCGCGTATCGCAATCTCAACCGGCACGCCCCGGACTAGGTGCGCCTCCGCCGCCTTTTGCACGCACATTGCGGAATAGTCCCGATGCCACCAACCCGCGTACTCGGCAAGGTTGTGCGGATAGGCGTACGCGCCCTTTGCCTTGATCTTCCCGGCGGTTGACACCGAAAGGTAATTGTTGACGTCGCGGACGTACATGGCGGAATAGTTCACATATTCCAGCGCCAAGCGCGTTTCGGCTTCCCACGCGCTGCAAAGCGCCTGATAGGCGGGAAGCGCGGCGGCGGGTAGGGTAGCGGTCAACCCGTCCGTGTTGATCTGGATCAATTCTAGGCCCGGCACGCCGTCAAGCAACCGCTCCGCGAGCATGAGCAAGAGTAACTGACCGTTGATCGTGGTCGCCATGGTGTATTGCGGGTCATAGAACGGCGACCATTCGTTGTTCGTGTTGCCGTACGTGCCGTTCAGCGCCAGCTTAAGCGCGGCGTTGCGTGGGTCGCCCTTGGACGTCTTGCGGCGTTCCTCCCGCAAGGCGCGGTACTCGCGCACGTACGGTTCCCCCAAGTGTTCCGGCGCTAGTCCGTTCTCGATAGCGATCGACGGATATAGCGACGTCACGTCCGCGTCGACTATCAGCACGCCGGGCGACGCCTTGAAAGCGCGCTTACTCACCGACCCGTGCACGCCGCCGGAACCGAAGTCGAATTGAAAGCCGTTCAGCGTGACACTATCCGATACGCTCGCCTTGGTGTTCGTGATCGTCCGGGCGCGGAAGCGTTCAAGCAACGCGACGCATTCGGGACGGTTGAACCGCAGGTACGGGAACAGGATATCGGCGACCTTGATTGACGGGCGCTTGGTCTGGCGCGGCTGGCGATCGTTGTTCTTGTCGTACTCATAACACAACTTCTTCCCGAGTCGCTGTATCAGGTACTCCGCGCCAATCTTGACGTCCGACCAATTGAGCACGTCGCCCGACATTTCGCGAAGCATGGTGCGGCGGAATTCGATTTCAGGCGCGCACAAGTCGCCGAACCGTTTTGTTTCGTCAATGTCGTGTCGCATGTACCGGCGCGTTTCGTCCGCTTGCTCGCGAGTGAGAAACGTTCCCGGCTCAATCGGCAAGTCTTCCACGCTGTCGGCGCGCATTGTGAACTGTAGGACTTTGAGGCTTGTCGCCTTCGCCATGTTGTCGAAGTGGTTCAGCTTGAACAAGTCGATTTGCGGTATGATCCGATCGGCTTCCCAAATCGTGTTCGCGAAACGGTCGCCGCCCTTGATAATCATTTCCGCTTTTGCGTACGCGGCTTGCGCGACCGCGACGCCGAACCGTACTTGCCGTTCGCCGCGATCGTCAAAGCAACAGCGAATCAAATGGTGGATGACGGGATAGTCGAAGCCGACGGAATTGAACCCGACCATTTCGACGCGCTCGCGTGCGAGCATTCCAAGCAACGCGAACATTGCTTCGCTGTCGTCGCGGTATTCGCTGCATTCAAATTCGGCGTAGTAATCCGAATGCGCGTGAAGTATCCCGCTCGAAAAAAAGTTGGGGTACGTTTCAATGTCGTAATAGACTTGCATACGTCGACCCTCAAAAACCAAATGGGCGACGCGCCGTTTTAACCGCGTCGCCCATCCTCTCACACTCAGCCGCGCGCGCGGCGTCGTTTGGAGATTCTATTGATCCGGGCGCGGTCCGCTCAAGAATTGAGTGTGCGGGTTGACCGGCGCTTGCGGGAACTGCGGTTGCGGTGCTGGCGCTTGCGGCGCGTTGAACTGCGGTTGCGGTGCTGGCGCTTGCGGGAAGTTCGGTTGCGGTGCGGGTGCTGCGTTGTATTGCGGTTGCGGCGGTTGTGCTTGCTGTTGCGGGAAGCCGGGTCCGGGGGAGGGTGCGCCCGGCATAGGCGCGTCGGCGGGAGGCGTTTGCATCGGCGGCGGTGCGAAGTTGTTTGCGTTCGGATCGAACGCCGCGCCCATGATTTCCTTATCACGCTTGTAAAGCATGACTGCGGACGGGTTCACGTACAAGCCGGGTTTTTCGTTCGTGGTGTGCGCAATGTGCGCGTCAAAAACGATCTTGACTTGAACGTGGTCGCCGCACTTGATCGTCGGGCAGTCGATCCATTTTTGCGCCGTGTGATCGTATTCGAAGTTCCCGATTGAATCGAGTTCGGTACGGCACGACAAGATCAGACAACCGGCTTGACCTTCTTTCTCGCGGAGCGGACGACCCTTGCTGTCGGCTTGGGTGTCGGCATCTTTGAACTTCCACGCGAAGTTACCGGGAACCCCGTTCGGGAATTTCTCGGCGGCGGCGGCTTGCATTGCGGCGTAAAGTGCGGGCGCGTCAGCTTTGGGGATTGCGATACCGAACGTGATTTCGCGGCGTGGGGTGACGTTGTCTTTTTTGAGTTTCGGTTGCTTCGTGCGATCGTCAAGAACGGCTTTGCTGTTGCGAGGATGACCCCAAACGATGCGGGCGACGGGTGAAACGTATTCGACGGACATAAGATTTATTTCCTTGCGGTTGCGTTCGGATAAGTCGCAAGGAAACAGCGAATCGTTTTCCGTTCAAGTCGTTTTGTCAGTTGCCTTCGGTTTGCGCGTGCGCTTCGCCTTGGCCGGTTCGTCCGCAGGCGGAGCAATCTTCATCGCCTTACGCGCGCGTTCGTCGGCGGACATTCGAACAAGTTTGTGTCCGGTTAGTGTCCGTTTTGTGTTCGCGCTCACGACGTCTTCGGGGATGCCACGGCGCAACGCTTCGGCGGGCGTGACCAACTTGCGCGGCGCGTATATGTCCGCGTTCGTAAGCGCCTGCAACGCTTCCGGTTCGATCGTCCAAGCCTTGTTGGAATGCTGCGGTTCAAGCGCCCAACCCGGCAACGCCGCGACGTCGGCGGTTAGCGCGCGCTTGGCGATATCCTTTGCGAAGTCTAGCCGTTGTTTCAGCATGGCGGCGGCGCGTTCCAGCACAATCAAGTCGCGCCCGATCGCGGGCAACGGCAACTCGATTGAACTTCCGCGCGTGGCGACGTCAACGGCGTTGTTCACGGCTAGCAGGTACGCCGGGCACGTACCCATGACGGCGGCGGGGCAATGCTCGCAATGGTCGCCGGTCGCGAGCGTGTCGGCGGGAAGCTTGGCGAGTTCGGCAACCATGGCGTCGTGCAAGGCGACAATCTGTTGCAGCGTGACGCGCCAGTGTCGCGCCGGTCCGTCCGGGTGATACGGGCGGGGCTGATATATGCCCATGTCGATAATCGTATCAGGTATGAACGTACGCCCGGCGGCGGCTAGTTTGCGAAGCGCCCCGATCGCGCCCGCGAGCAATTGCGAATTGCCTTCCGGGTTCACGATCCTGTACCCGTACTTGTAATCGCGCACGTGAAGCGTATTCGACGGTTCGTCGTACCAAACGGCATCGGCGCGCACGGCAATTTCAATGTCGCGCGTCGCGTACCAATCGCACGACCATTCGGTGTAAACCCCGAACGTCGGGATCAAGTCGGCGTACGCTTGCGCGTGTGCAAGCATGTCGTCATCAATCGGAACGCCGTTCGGCGCGGTGTCGGCGATCGGGTCTTGCGGCGCGCGCAAGTAGCACTCGACAACCCAATGCGCCGCGTCGCCTTCGCGCGCGCTGTCGGTCTGTTGCTCGCGGGATAGCGGCGGAAACTGCGTCGACCCAAGGCAAGCGAGGATACGCGGAAGGGCGGAGGCGTGAAGGCGGATCACGGTAAGACTAGCTCCCCTGTAAGGATGCGCCGGAAGTCGGCGACGGATTGTGCGAAACCTGCAAGCGCCCCGCCGTCGTGGTGCAGTTTCAGCCAACGCCATTGACACAACGTGCGGCGCAACGCGGCGTCGGCGGGCGCAAATGTCTTTTCGATTTCGTCGGGTGTCGACCCGCGCCAACGATCGGGGAAGCGCCAGCCTTCCGCCTTGCACTCGACGTACAACGGTTGCGCCATGCGCTTACCGTCGAAAAGTAATCGGGTTGTCACCTGCCCGACAAGGTCGGACGACTTTATGCGCCGGTCCATCGCCGGGCTGTCGTTTCCCAAGCCGAAGCGGACCACGCGCCCGTCTAGGTCTTCCATCGCGCCGCGATTGTTTCGCCAAAGCAAGACGCCTTGCGCCCCGGCGTCGGCGCGGATTTCGGATTGTACGACTGATTCGGTTTTCATTGAACGTCATCCGGGCAAGTGCGACGCGTCCAAGCGCGCCAATCAACCGCGATACCGAAACAGCGGCGCATGATTTCGGGGAAGTCTCCCAACGGGTGCAGGTTGTGCGCCGGGAACTTGCCGTAACTCACGTTCAGCATTGTTTTTGTCTGACTGCGGACCATGTCGGACGGGGTCATGCGAAGTCTTCCGACATGCGGTCAAGACCCTTGGGCGTCGCGTTGATCGCGGCAATCGTCGCGAGTTGCGCGGGCGTGGCGACCGTGGCGGCGTAGTGATCGACAACGAAGGGCGGCGGGAAGCGCATAGCGCGCCAGCGGAAGCCGTCGCCGACACCGTCTAGCGATATCAGGCGCAAGTCTCGACGCTCCGCGATTTCGGCGCACGCGGTGAAGTACCCGGCGGCGCGGCGGTGATGAATGACAAAGATCGCGTCGGGCGGCGCGGCGCGCATTTGCGCGAGCGTTTCGGCGTCGCCTTGCGCAAGCGCGCGCTTGGTGCTGTCTGACTCGGTCATGCGTCGTCCCAACCGTGACGGAATGACCCAACAATCAACGCAAGCACAAACCCGACGCAATACGCGAGCAACCCCGCCGGGATCGTGGCAATTGCGAGCGCGGCTTTCCAAATTGTTCCGATGACTTTCATTTCGCTTCGATCCTCGCCCAAGTGTGACGCGCGTACGTAATCAACCGTTCCTGATCATCCGGGCGCGGCGTCGATCGGCGCTGGCGTCCGCCGCGATCCGTCCAAGTGACAACCGGGACGCGCCGCCAAATCGTCAACGCGCCTTCGTGCACGGTCCAATCGACGCCAGTATGTACGACCGACGCACCGCCGGGCAACGTCACTAGAAACGCCTGTTCACGTTGTGTCATGTGTCCCGTTCAACCTTCTCTCTGAGTTCGTCCATATCCTTGCGCGGCAATGATTGCGCCGTCAAGACGTCACACCCGAACGTAAGAAAAATCTCCCTGTACGACACGGTGTCGACTTGCCCGCGTGCAAGACGCGCGCCCGCCCATAACGCTATGGCATCCTGCAACGCCCGTTGCGATTCGATCCGCTCTTGTTGGTTCTTGAACGCGGCGCGCGCCGCCGGGCGTCCCGCCTTGAAACCGACACGGCGGGCAATCTCTTCCGGCGGTTCAAGTTCGATCGACTCGCGGAGACGGTTCAACACGTCCGGGTCTAGCTCGGTCAAATCGCCGTCGACCTGTTCCGGTCCTTTGCGTTCGGTCGGCTCGCGAGTGTGTCCGCAGTATGGGCACGTCGGAAGCAACTTGCGCGGGAAGACGAGAAAACAGCCGTCGTGGCATGTCGTCAACTTGATCGCGTCGGCGTCTAGCTGGCGATCCTTCTTCGTTGTGCCGTCGAGTGTCCAACGTCGCGGGCTGTCGGGTAAGCCGTGCTTTTCCCAATTGCCGACGTGGTCTATGATCAGCGCGTATTCTTTATCCTTCGCCGGGCGCAACGCGCGTCCGACCTGCTGCAAGTGCAGGGATAGCGACATAGTCGGGCGTGCAAGTATCACCGCTTCAACGCCCGGCACGTCGAAGCCTTCGCCGAATAGATCGCAGTTTGTCAGGACTTTAATTTTGCCGTCGCGGAAGTCGCGGACGCTTTGCACCCGTTCCGCTTCATCGGTTTTCGCGGACACGGCGGCGGCTGAAATACCGGATGCGCGGAAGCGTTCGGCAAGTTCGTTGGCCGTCTCGACGTCGACCGTAAACGCAATCGCTTGCTTTCCGCGCGCGTACTTTAGATACGTCTCGACCACGTCGCCGACGATATGCGATTGATGCGAACGCTTGCGAAGTTGCGGCGCGCTGTAATCGCCCGTGGTCGCGGACACGGCAAGGTCGGACACGTCAATGTCGGACGGCTTGGCGATAATCTTGTACCGCGACAAGTGACCCTTACCGATCAATTGCCCCGTCGTCGGTCCGCGCACCATGACGTCAAAGAAGCCGTCGGCGTGACGCCCCAAGCCTTTGCCGTCGGCGCGGCAAGGCGTGGCGGTGAAGCCGATACCCCGCGCGTTCTTGAACAGCGTCCGGGCGACGCCCCATTTATTATCCCGTAGCATGTGCGCGGCTTCGTCGGTGATGACTTCGGCGACTTGCCCGGCGTATTGTTCGTATTGATCAATCCGCGACATGAGCGTGTCGACGGAGCAAACCGCGTGCATGGCGTTTGGATTGTCGAAGGTCCGCCCGAACTCGCGGAAGTGTTCGTTGCGGATACTGCGGACGGTCGACGCCGGGGCGATCAAGCGGTGTCGCACTTCGAAGCGCGCAAGCGTCATGCTGATTTGCGAGACGAGTTCAACCCGGTGAACGTTGGTCACGATCGGGAGCGTTGCGCGCTGCATACGCGCGGCGAACGTTACGGTTTTGCCGCCGCCGGTCGGGAGCACGGCGCACACGTCGCGAACGTCCGGGTTGCGGAACGCGTCGTCAATGTCCGACAACAGGTTGTCTTGATAGTCGCGGAGGTCGATCATGGGTCGCCTGAATAAACGAAACGCCCCGAACAGGGGAGACACCTGCCGGGGCGTTGGGACCAATCTAGGGGCGCGCGTGGTAGGGGTCGCGGCTTGTCGAAGATCGGTCCGGGTTGTGTCGTGTTACACTCTGTTCCCCTAGCGCCGGGGTAGGCTTTGCGGTTACTTCATGGCCGTTTCTCCGGGGCGCTTGCCCTGCTAATCCCGCCGATTGTCTCGTTTCTACATGCCGGGCGGGCTATACTCAAACACGACGCAAACCGCGTGCCGCGTGTCAACGGCGTGCAACAGCGTCAATGCAATCGTCGTCGCGGGTGTCATTGATCACGTCGAAGCGCCGCAAGCATTCGGCCCGGCAAAACTCGCGCTCGGGATACGGTTGGTTCATGCACCATTCGCCCCATGCGTGACCGGCGGAGCGTGTCGCCTTGGTCGCGGGCGGCGAACACGACGACAAGAACGCGACGCACAAGCCGGTGAGACACACGACGATGAACAGCCCGACAAACAGGCGCGCAAATTGTTCGGCTTGGTCGAGTTTCATTCGGTTGTCCCTTCCGGTTTGAAGCCGTACCGCTCCGCGAGCGCGGCGAACCATTCGATTGTTTCGGCTTTGGTCGCCTGCTTGATTGCGTCTTGCAAGACCGCGCCGGGACGGTCGCCCAATTCGTCAAGCCAATCGGAAAGCTGGCGCGCGAGCGCGATCGTTGCGGCGTTCATTGGTCACTTCCCCGAAAGATCGCGCGCTAGGCGCGTGTTGCGTGATTCCGGCAACAGGTGTTGAAGCGCCGGGACTATCCAACTATCAAGATAGATACGGCTGACACACTCGATACCGTTTGCGTTCATTTCGGCGATGCGGCGTTCTGTGTCCGGTCCGGGTCCGAAATGGCAATCCAAGTTCGGCGCGGATAGGCGCGCAACAAGGTTGCGAATGGTTTGTTCTTCGTCGCGTGTCATGTGCGCTATTCCTTCGCTGTCAGTAGTTCGCGGAAGCGTTGCAATTCTTCGTCTGTTGCGGTTTTGGCGAACAGGCGCAAGCCGCTGGCGGCGTTCATTTTCGCCGGGGTGTTGCGGCGCGGCGCGAGAATGCGCGCGGCTTCGTCGTTCAGGATTTCGCGGATTTTGTCGGCGTTCATGTGTTGCGCTCCCTTCTAGAATTCGCGGCGCGGTGCGGCGGACGGTCCGCACGTGATCAGCGCGTCGTTTTCATAGTCGATCAGTTGGGCGTCGGGCGTGTGCTGGATACCGACGCAAAACGCGTTGAACGCGACCATTGCTTCGGCGGTGTCGTCAAACTTGGTGACGATCTGGCGTTTCGTCCACAATGTGCGATCGTTGTTCGGGAAGGTGTAGATTGCCGCCTTGCCGAATTCGTTGATCCGATAAAACTTGGTGGTCATTGGTATGTCTCCCGTTGCTGATAAGCCGTTATCGCATGTATCCGTTGCCAAGTCGTTAACGGCGGCGGAATTATTTTTGCCGGGCGGGCTTTTCTTTTGCGACGGCTTGTGCGTATGGTCGGCGGATTGGACAGAGGGAACGCATGAACACCCGATTTCGCGCGCTTGTGAAGCGTTCGCCGTATCGCACGTTTAAGGCGCTGGCGCGTGACGCTGGCGTGTCACTTACGACGATGCAAAACATTCTAACCGGGCGCGTCGGTCCGATCGACAACGACGGGTCAATACGCGATTTCGTTCATAGGTTGGCGGAGTGTTTGAATTGCCTCCCTGAACAAATGTTCGCACCGGAATGCTTTGAACAACCGGCGGAAGCTGAAACGGTCGATGAAGTCACCCCGGAAGTTGTCGCGTCTGTTCAACAAGCGCGCGACACGGTCGCTTCGTTGTTTCGTTACTTGACGCCGCGTGAGGAAAGAATAATTCGAATGCGGTTCGTTCAAGAATGCACACTAGAAGACGTCGCGACGGCGTTTGGTGTGACGCGTGAACGTGTTCGAACAATCGAAGCAAAGGCGTTGCATAAAATGCGAAACCCAAGGATCGCGATCAAGTGTCGCGATAACCCGTACGTGTCAAATGTCGGTATTCAATCCGGTATGAGACGATACTTGACCGACGGCGGTTTGTCGTGGCGCGGGGTCATGGGATGAACACGCCTCAATTACGGATGGAGTATCACCGAGCGCGCTTGCACGCCACGGCGACGCCGATAAAGCTTGCGAAGCCATTTGACGGCATGTGCGTATCGGCGGCGGGTGACGCGGCGCTGTTTTGCGCGGTCATAGCGCGGGCGTGGGACGACGCTATAGGCGCGAGCGGTACGGCGACCGGGTACACTCCCGCCGATCGCGTGAAGGCTTGCCAGTGGTTCAACGATCGCGTCAACAGGCATCGCCGCGCCGTGTGCGAACTCGCGGGCGTAAGCGAAAGCGCGCTCTTGCTGGCGTGGAAACGATACAACACGAAAGGGTCGACGCTATGAAAGTTCGTCACAAACTACGGAACGCACGGATTGAGTCAGTGTTGCACGTGCTGAACGAACGCGAACGATACGTTTTTGATCGCGTTAGCATGTCGTTTCCGCCCGTGGTGTTCGCCGATCTTGAAGAAGTTCCGAAAGTATTTCGAACGTTCACGACACCGCCGACAATGAACAAGGTGACGCGCGAGCGCATCCGGCAAATACACGCGAAGGCATGTCGCAAGATTGCGGCGGCGCTTGAAGGCAAGACCCTATGACCTACCGTATAACAGCGTTCGGCGATCGTATCGCGTCGACTAAAACCGAATTCGCGACGACGTTTCGCGGCTTTGCCGAATGGGCGGACGCGCTCGCGCCTGCACCGTCGAAGGCGCATTGCGGGCTGTTCTCGCAAACGATCTTCGGCGACAAGCGGACCGACAACGGGTCATTGCGAAGCGCGGAGAATGCGCGCGAATGCTACGGCGTGGAACTCGATTACGACGGCGAAGTGATGACGCCGAAGCACGCGCACGAAACGCTAAAGGCGGCGGGTATTCGTCACTTCATCTATACGTCGGCGTCGCATCGCCCGGAAGCGCCGCGCTGGCGTGTCGTCGTGCCGTTCGAAGGTGTGCACCCGGTCGACGCCCGGCGCGAAGCGGCGGAGAAGTGCAACGGCTTGCTAGGCGGCAAGCTGTCGTCCGAAACCTTCACGCTGTCGCAACCGTTTTATATCGGGCGTGTGGCGGGCGTGCCGTACGAATCGTTTTTCCATGACGGCGGCGCTAGTCCCTTGTCCATGGACTTGCCACGCGTCCCATGGAAGGGCGCGCGCAACGCCGACGGCTCTTACCGCGTCACAACGGAAATGCTCGTTGACGACTTGCGGGCGGGCGTTGAAGTGCACCCGGCGATCGTCGCGCTTGCGGCGCGCGGCTTCGGCGAAGAGGAACTAACCGAAATCGTGCAAGAGTGTTCGCCCGGTTGGGAGCGTCCCGAACGTGGCGCGGTTGCCATTGCGTCGGACATTCCGCGCGCCTGTCAGTCGTGGGCACGGAAGAAAGACCGGGAAATGGCGGCAATGCTCGCGGCGTTGCCCATACCGCCCAAACCTATGCCCGTCGCCGGTCCGCCGCGTCGCATTTTCAAGGTTGGCGAAATCACCGCGAAGCCGCGCCCGCTGCGTTGGCTGATACGTGATCATATCGAACACCCTTCGTTCGTGATGGTGTACGGTCCGCCGGAACACGGGAAGACGTTCGTAACCGTTGATTGGGCGCTGTCGGTCGCGCTAGGCCGCGAATGGAACGGATCGAAGGTCGATCGCCGCAAGGTGCTGGATATCACGGGTGAGGGTCACAACGGCTTCGGGCGGCGTCTCATGGCGTGGAAGCTGGCGCACGGCGTGTCGGATGAAGAATGGAACACCGCTGATATCGTCGTCGTCCCGGCGGCGGTGAACATGAACAACCCGGAAGACGTGTCGGCGCTATGGGCCGAACTCACGCCGTACGGTGTGCCCGATCTTGTCTTTATCGACACCCTAACGCGCATGACGCCCGGTACGGATCAATCGTCGCAAAAGGAAATGGGTATGTTCGTCCGGGCGTGCGACGACATGCGGAACAACTGGGGTTGTACGATTGTCGTGGTGCACCACACCGGGCAGGCGGACAAATCGCGCGCCATGGGGTCAATCGTCATGCGCGGCGCTGTCGACGTCGAAGTGTCCGTGTCGATGAAAAAAGGCGGAATTGTGGCAATCGAGAACACCAAGCAAAAGGAAGCGCGGAAGTTCGAAACGCTGCACATGCAAATAACCGAGACGCAGTTGCCTTGGCTTGAAAACCCGGACGCGGGGCCGAACGACGTTCCGCGCTGGCAAACGTCCGCGTCACTCGTCAAATGCGACGCCCCGGAAGGCGCGAAGATCGAGAAGACGGACAACTACGCGGAGCGGCTGAAAGAGGTGTATAGGGAGGGACCATTCCCCGAAGCCGAAGCGCGCCGCCGGTTCGTTTCGCTTATCGACAACGTGAAACCGGACGCCGCCCGGAAGGCGTTTGACCGCGCTTTGACCCGCGCTGTTGATGCCGGAATCATCCTGTACGACGAAACGACCGGCTTTCACCGCATGGTGCTCGTTTGCTGGACGGACGCAAAACGGACGCAAATATGGACACTAATTTCCGTCCTAAAACATTACTGTTTGGTGGATGGACGCACCCCCCTTTCTAGGGTGTGTCCGTCCGTCCAAGCATGTTCGGGGGTTGGGGTTAGTAAGAGTGTGACAAATCTAACACAGAAAGGAAAGCCGCGAATGGGAGAGAAAAAACGCAACCGTCGCCCGCCGCCGTCCGGGGCCGACCTAGCGCGGTTGAGGGATCGGGCGGGGCACATGGCGTCGCGCCTGTTCATGGCGGACGGAGGGACCAAATACGAACCGCTTAGACCATGCGCCAAGGGACACCGGGCGCGGTACGTTTCGAACGGCGCGTGCGTCGAGTGCACGGCAGACAGAAAGCTTGCATATGCCCAAAAAGACAAAGACGCATCGCCCGAAGAATGCGCCGACCCGGAAAGAGCAAAACGCGGCGTACGACGCGCGCCGGCCGGAAGACATGGTGCGACAATTATACAACACGTCACGATGGCGGCAAACCCGCGATATCGTGCTCGCGCGCGATCCGTTTTGCGTGCGGTGTCTGGCGAAGGGGATAGCGACCCCAGCGGACACGGCGAACCACAAAGACAAAGGGGCAAGGCGTCACCCTGAACGATTTTACGACGTCGAGTTTATCGAGGGTGTCTGTACCCCTTGCCATAGTGGCGAAATTCAGGCGGAAGAAAGGCGAAACAATGTTTGAACAACTGATACTTGCGGCAATGCCGCTCGATGCCGCGCCCCTCATGCGGTACGCGCAACCCCTCCCGGTGCACCGCTCGGCAGGATGGCGGCAGGAACGCAGGCGCAAGCGCGCGCGCCAGAATAACGGCAGGAAGGGCTAACCCCATGGTGGAACAGGTAACAGCGTACAAGGCGAGCACTGGCCTAGTGCACGATACAGCCGAAGCCGCCTATAGGGATGAAGCACACACGGGGTTCCGTGTGTTGTGGCAAGCCTTACGCCCGGAACACACGGACACGCCGGGCGCGTTCGCCGATTGGTGCACACTGTACGCGGAAAGCCTACACGTCGCATCAAGCGCCGCGTGTATGTCTATGATCAAACCCAAGGAATAACCACACCATGCCAATCAAGCACAAGCCCCGCGACCTATGCGACAAGGCGGGCGCAACCCACGTCGCCATGCGCCTGCGTACCTATTGGGCGGAGCGTGGGCACGTGGTCAACGTGACCCTCATAGACGGATCGTTTGAGTCATCACTACGGATCGCACCAACGTACGTGCGTACGGACATGATCAACGGCCTACCCCGAACGCATCCATTGAATAGAAAATCTAAACAGTCGGGCACACCTACCGATTGAGGCAACATTAAGGCAAGGTCGATGCGTCCCAAATGGGAACGTTACATTATAACACATGCCGCTAGTGTGTTGAAATGAAACGCTAAAAGTCGTTTGGGTTTTCGCCCCAAACCGGCGGCTTCT